ATGGCGTGGCTATCGGGGCAGAGGCTTTTAGTGTCGTTTGTCGGTTAGTAGGAAAACTTGGTGATATAGGTGATCTATCAGAAGAACTTACACCCTATTCGGATGACTGTAGATTCACACTAATGAATAGGGTAAAAGAAGTGTTTCCAACAGCACAGTTCTACCCCTATAGAAGTAATAGAGGGCAACCTAGCCGTCGCATATTACATATGGGTTTCCCTAATTGCCCCGTAACCGTAGCTAGTGTTGGGTGGGGCAATTTTCTTGATAGCAATTCCGGTCAAAATCGTTTTGCAATATGGTCGCCATTTATTAGAAACAACAGATACGGTAATGGCGAAAGACAGTTTATGGCTCTTGCCAAAACCGAAAAACTTTTTGCCCAAAAGTTGCGACAGTATGTTCGCATGTTTTATCCAGAAGAACTAGCACTTGCTACAGATCACATGGTCTCTTGGCTAAAACGTACCAATAAATCCATTGTTGATACCCAACAAAGAAAAGCGTTAGGTAACGTACAAGACTCTATGCGAGATGTAGAGTTTATTCATAGTGTAAGTAACTCTGTTAGACAGAACACAAACTTACAGTTGAGCGAAAAAGTTCTGGAGCAACTAAAGGCTTACGAAGCAGCAAGGGATAAAGCCCAAACACTAAAACATTATTATGAAACCTATGGGCAAACTGTTATACAGGTGCATATTGACAAAGCCACTCAATCTCATACCGCAATGCTTTATCAGGAATATGATTGGGAAGATAAGTACTATTGTAAAATTAGTGACGGGCCGTTGGAGAAGTTATCGAAAGAACTGCAAGCTAAGATAGCAACAGTAGATCTACTTAGTTCTGAAGAGTTTAAGAGTCTTCGCAATAAGCCTGATGGTCTTCGTTGGCATGAGGGCGTGGGCACTGCGGCTGTGAAAGGTGAGCTATATTATCTTGCCCCCTAGCATGTATAGTGATAAGGTGTAGTAACAAAAAGTAATAAATGTTAAGAGTAAGTTGTTACTACACACTATACATAGAGTTCGCTTTTGTTCTAACACTGATACCATCAAAGTATCAATAGTTGGAACAAAAAGCCTTGATGAAATAAAAGAGACTGTGTATAGTGCGGAACACGAACTACCTGATTTTATTAGACGTAAAATAGCAGTGTTAAAACTGTTAGCAGTAAACGGAAGCGTAGATGACGTTGGTTGGATGCTTGGTAATAATGTTTACTGGGTTTATGAAACGGCAAGGTAGGTATGCAAAGGCGGCTCGTTTTCAAAGGCGAGTGGTAGCGTCTTAAAAGTACATGCTTGGTGGAGCCGCCACCACTGGTGCATAAACACTTAATGTACTTAACTACCACAAACATATTTAAAAAGGAGACGTAAGATGTTTGATTATCGAAATCAGATAGTAGATATGCTAAACCAAGGATTTCTGCGCGAGGAAATTTTTTGGACGCTCAAAAAAGACCATTACTGGAAAAATTGGAACGCGAAAGTCCGTCAAGAATTAGCCGACCTCATTGCTCAAACAGATGAGCTAGACGTTTATGCTAAAGGCGTAGTGCCTCAGAAGTGATACAAGTTTAGCAGCGAGGTTACTCCACTTACCTTTAGACATTGTGCCCGTCCGATGGCTGCGACAGACGGGATTTGAAACCAGTTTTTGAAACCAGTTACAGAAGGGTACGAGTAGCAGATGAAAGAACATTATGTATGTAAGTTTTGCGGTACAAATGAACACGATCAATTCACACGTCGATGCTATTACGAATGTCGCAAATGCAGAGCAGCGAGGTCAAAGGACGTGCATTTCGGGGTACATACCAAAGCGTTGAAGAACCAGACGTTGGCAAGAATATATTGGAAGTTACCGCTGTGACTACTACCTTATATCTAGCAACCATTAACGCATGGTTTACTTTTACAGTATTTACTGGAGTATTTCAGATTGAGCAGTGCCTAGAAAGGCAACGGGATTTAGAAAAACGATTTGCCGTGGACGCAGTGTGCGTCACACGATTCAATGATTTCATCATGGTTAAGGAGGAGGGTAATAATGTTCAAGAGAATAGTTTGTGCGGTAGCGGTGTGTGCTAGTTTGCAGGTTAGTGCTAGTGCTGAGACAGAATGTTTTCCAGTAACAGAAGTAGTTAAGGTAGTCGATGGGGACACCATAGATGTACGTATTCACGTTAGACCAACTGACCTAGACATACTCGCGGAGTTGCGAATACGCATGGCAGGGATCAATGCGTGGGAGAGCAGGACGCGCAACGCTGCGGAGAAAGAGAAAGGATTAGCAGCGAAGGCTAGACTACAGGAGTTAGCAGAAGTACCTATCGGGTAAGGGAAAGTTTGGCAGGTGGATAGGTGTCTTGTACGACGGTGATAGAAATATCAACGAGCAGTTAGTTCTTGAAGGTCATGCTCATCGGTACGATGGTGGCAAGCGCGAAGAGTTCAGTGAATGATAATTAATATAAGGATTGACATGGACACGTCGAATCCAGATGACATGGACATGATTGAGGATATTAAGGATCTTTTGTGGCGTTTAGGAGAAACCCATGACACCAGAAGCGAAGGTCAAGAAGAAAGTAGTCGAACAACTGAAGAAGATTAAAGCGTATTACTTCTACCCCATGACACACGGGTACGGTAGGAGTGGAGTGCCTGACATTGTGGGGTGCTTCGAGAGTTTGTTCTTTGGCATCGAGTGTAAGGCGAAGGGTAATAAGCCCACGGCTTTACAGCAGAAAAATTTAGATGAGATCACCAAGGCAGGAGGCATTGCCCTTGTCATTGATGAGCACAACGTCGATCAAGTGATCGAGCTAATTACGGAAGGATATTGGGACAAGTGACGGAGATAAACATTGTGGAGCAAGTAGATATGGTAGACCACCCACCACATTATACAGTGGGAGAGGTGGAGTGTATTGATGCGATCAAAGCATCTATGACACATGAAGCATACATGGGGTATCTCAAGGGAGCTTGCCTAAAGTACTTGTGGAGATATACATATAAGAAAAAACCGATTGAGGATATTGATAAAGCTATCTGGTATTTGACACGGTTGCGTGGAGAGTTGGATGGATCTGATAACGGTTGATTTTGAAACCTACTATGACAAGGACTTCTCGTTATCTAAGATAACCACAGAGGAATATGTACGTAGCAGACTCTTTGAAGTTATTGGCGTAGCGATCAAGGTCAACAACGGGCCGACAGAGTGGGCAAGTGGCTCTGAAGAGGCCATACAGGATTATCTCAACGAGTTTAACTGGCAGAACAGTATGGTGGTTGCTCACAACACCATGTTCGATGGCGCAATACTGAATTGGAGATTCGGGGTAAACCCTAAAGTCTGGGCAGACACAATGTGCATGTCACGCGCATTACATGGCGTGGACGTTGGGCAATCTTTGAAAGCAGTCGCAGAGCGATACGGGGCAGGAGTCAAAGGCACAGAAGTACTTGCTGCGAAAGGTATGAAGCGAGAGGACTTCTCAGACACAGAACTTAGTCGCTACGGGGACTACTGCATCAACGATGTAGAACTCACCTACAATCTGTTCGCTAGGATGTTGAAAGGTTTTCCCAAGCAAGAATTAAAAATTATTGATTTGACGTTGCGAATGTTCATCGATCCTATATTGGATTTAGATTTGGGGTTATTAGAAGAACATCTGCTAGACACGAAAGAACGGAAAGACCGATTACTGGAGGACGCAGGAGTTACCAAAGAGGAACTGATGAGTAACCCCAAGTTCGCAGAAGTACTTACTGAGCTTGGTGTGGTGCCCCCAATGAAGATAAGTCCTACCACAGGTAAGGAAACATTAGCTCTCGCTAAGAATGATGAGGGATTCAAAGCCTTGGCAGAACATGAAGATGTACGTGTTCAAAGTCTTGTAGCAGCTAGGCTTGGGAACAAAAGCACGTTGGAGGAAACACGCACTCAACGGTTTATTGATATTGCCAAGCGCGGCACTCTACCTGTTCCTGTCAAATACTATGCTGCACACACAGGTAGATGGGGTGGCTCCGACAAGATTAACATGCAGAACTTACCTAGCCGTGGGCCAAACGGCAAGAAACTCAAGAACAGTATTATTGCTCCCGATGGCTATAAGCTGATTGATGCCGACTCTGCTCAAATCGAGGCAAGGGTGCTTGCTTGGTTGGCAGGGCAGGATGATCTTACCGAAGCGTTTACCAATGGTGAAGATGTATACAAGAAGATGGCTTCTCGTATCTACAGTGTGGATGAGGCAGACATAAGTAAAGACCAGAGGTTTGTGGGTAAGACCACTATCTTAGGCGCAGGATACGGCATGGGTGCGGTGCGATTCCAAGATCAGTTGAAATCTTTTGGGTTCGACATGGAGCTAGACGAAGCTAGGCGCGTTATACAAATATACAGGGATAGCAACTGGAAGATAGCGCATCTATGGCGTGAAGCTCAGAACATGTTAATCAATTTGTCGAGAGAAGATAACGCAACATTGGGACTACCCGGAGTTTTGGAAGTATCTCCGGGCGAGGTGGGCGTTAAGCTACCTTCTGGTATGTACTTACGCTATAACGACTTAGAAGCGGAACAGGATGAACGGGGCATACAGTTTACTTATAAGACAAGAAGAGGCCGCACTAAGATATATGGTGGGAAGGTTATAGAGAATGTTTGTCAAGCTATTGCACGTTGCATCATCGGGGAACAGATGTTAAAAATAGCGAAACAATATCGGATCGTGCTTACCGTTCACGATTCCGTCGTATGCTGTGTACCCGAAGAGAGTGTTTCGGAGGCACAGTCGTACATTGAAAAATGTATGCGGTGGACACCTGATTGGGCAGATGGACTGCCTATTGATTGTGAGTCGGGTGTAGGAGACAGCTATGGAGAATGTGAATAGTATTGCCCCTTGGTCGTTCAGTAAAGCCAAGGCGTTTGAAACGTGCCCGAAACAATTTTACCACGTAAAGATTTTGAAGGAGCATCCAGAGATAGAAACGGATGCCATGCGCTACGGGTCATTGATGCACGAAGCAGCAGAGAAGTACATACGGGACAAAGAGCCATTACCTGAAGGCTTCAAGTACATGCAAAATGCGCTCGATGCCCTCGCATCGTTTAAGGGTGAAAAGCTGTGCGAGTTCAAGATGGGACTGACAGACAGGCTAGAACCCTGTGGATTTTTTGCTGATAATGTATGGTGGCGCGGTATTGCTGACCTAGTAATACTTGACACGGAGAAGCATCGTGCAAGAGTGGTTGACTACAAATCAGGTAAGTCTGCGCGATATGCAGATAAGGGACAACTAGAACTAATGGCCCTTGCTATATTCGCGCACTTTCCTGTAGTGCAGGAAGTCAAAGCAGGATTGATGTTTGTGGTGTGTAACCAACTCATTAAGGATAAGTACACACGGAGGGATCAATCGTGGTTGTGGGATAAATGGATGGGTACTTACACTCGCATGACGAGTGCTATGGAGAACGAGGTGTGGAACGCTAATCCAAGTGGGCTGTGTCGAAATCACTGTCCAGTGACAGAATGTGTACATAACGGGAGAAATTAATGCCTTACACGAAAAAGAAAAGACCTTACAAAAAAGAATATCAGCAACAAAAAGAACGGGGTGAACATGCTGATCGCATGGAACGTCAAAGAGCTAGGCGTAAGATGGATGCGACTAGCCCTGACAAAAACAAAAACGGCAAAGCTGACAAGCGAGAAGGTAAAGATGTTTCGCACAAGAAAGCTTTGAGTAAAGGTGGTAAGAATAGCGACGGAGTTCGCGTAGAGAGCAAGGCGAAGAACCGTTCAAGGAATTACAAGAAGAAGTCCAGTGCAAATCGTAAAAGATAAAGCTGTACTACTTAAATTACGTGACCCGGAAAAGGTTACGGGTATCATACCCAAGAGTAAGAAGTTACAGAACAATCATGTAATCGTAAACTGGGGGCTGGACGAAGCACACGTTCTAAAAAACCTTAACATTCAAGTGCCTTCCCCTATCGAATCTCACTACGAATGGACGGGACAGTACAAACCGTTTGAGCACCAGAAAGATACTGCTGCGTTTCTCACGTTAAATAAACGTAGCTTTTGTTTTAACGAGCAAGGCACAGGTAAAACCGCCAGTGCAATATGGGCCAGTGACTACTTACTGCGAGAAGGTAAAATCAATCGTGTGCTAGTGATCTGTCCGTTGTCTATCATGGACAGTGCTTGGAGGGCAGACCTATTTAAGTTCGCTATGCACCGCACGGTAGATGTGGCTTATGGCACCGCTGAGAAACGTAAAAAAATTATTGAGCAAGGTGCGGAGTATGTCGTTATTAATTACGATGGCGTTGAGATTGTTGCCGATGAGATAGCTAATGGCGGCTTTGACCTCATCATCGCTGACGAAGCTACACATTATAAAAACGCACAAACTAGACGTTGGAAAGTACTAAACAAACTACTAAAGCCAAACATGTGGTTGTGGATGATGACAGGCACACCTGCAGCGCAATCACCTCTGGATGCATATGGGTTAGCAAAACTTATAAACCCTAATGCAGTGCCTAGATTCTTCAGTGCGTTTCGAGATCAAGTAATGGTTAAGATCACGCAGTTCAAGTGGATACCAAAAGACTCTTCTGTAAACATTGTGTTCAACGCTCTACAACCTGCGATTCGTTACACCAAGGAAGAGTGTTTGGATCTGCCTGAGATGGTATACGTGAAACGTGAAGTGGAGATGTCAAGACAACAGAAGAAGTACTATCAGCAGCTTAAAGATAAAATGGTTATGCAAGCGGCAGGGGAACAAATTACTGCGCCCAACGCTGCGGTCAACATGAATAAGTTGTTACAAATATCTTGTGGCGCGGTGTACACGGATGATGGTGAAGCTTTAGAGTTTGATATTAAACATAGATATAAGGTATTGAAAGAAGTTATAGATGAGTCGAGTAAAAAGGTTCTTGTGTTTGTACCTTTTAAACATGCGATTGACCTGTTGGTAGGTAAGTTAGAAAAAGACGGCATCACTACAGACATCATTCGTGGAGACGTGTCTGCACCGAAGCGCACGGCAATTTTTAAGCAATTTCAAACCATGCCTGACCCGAAAGTGTTAGTCATTCAGCCGCAAGCTGCTGCTCATGGAGTAACGCTAACCGCTGCTAATACAGTGGTATGGTGGGGGCCGACAAGTAGCCTAGAAACCTATGCACAGGCCAATGCACGGGTACATAGGTCGGGGCAAGATCATAAATGTACAGTGGTGCAACTGCAAAGTTCTGCTGTAGAAAAGCGTATTTACTCACTGCTTGACAATAGAATAAACATTCACACAAAAATTATAGATTTATATCAAGAATTGCTTGACTAGCATAAAATTAGCTAGTATTGTTCGACTTCCCAGTGAGTTACTGGTGCGATGGAGAAAGACATGAGTAAAAAGAATATGAGCTTACCCAAGCTCGTCAAGGCGTTCCGCAACCTGCGGGATAAGCGCAGTGAGTTGAAGGCAGATTTTGAAGCTAAAGATAAGGCTCTTGTGGAACAGCAAGAGAAAATTCAAAGTTATCTGCTAACTCACTGCAATGAGAACGATGTGAACTCAGTTAAGACTGACGAGGGTACTTTCTATAGAAAGCGGAAGGTTAACTACTGGTGCAGTGATTGGGAATCATTTCATAAATTTGTTCTTGAACATCAAATCCCCGAAATACTACAGAAGCGAATTGCTCAGAAAAACCTTGAGGAGTTTCTTGCGGAAGAAGGGAATGAACAGCTTGTCCCTATAGGTTTACAGTCGGAATCTACCTACACAATTACGATTCAGAAACCTAGAGGATAATACGTATGGCGAATAAATTTAATCGTTTACAAGAAGTTAAGAATAAAACGGGTCTGTCCGGGCCTTCAGTCTATAAACAAATCCGTTTAGGTTTATTTCCCAAAGGAATAAAACTTACACCTCGTGCAACAGGGTGGAGTAATGACGAAGTAGATGCGTGGATTGAAGCCAAGATAAGGGGTACATCGGACGAAGAGATGGCGAAGTTAATTTCTGATTTAGAAGACAAGAGGGCTTCTGTATGAGTAGTCAAGAGTATGTACCTATAGAAGCTGTCGCTGATCGGTTCGCGGTGAGCGTAAGCACGGTGCGGAGTTGGATTCGTAAGGATCACATTCCGCGAAATACTTACATTAAAGCAGGGAACACCTATCGTTTTGTTCTTGAAGATATCGAGAAAGCTTTACGGCAAGAAGAGCCGAAAGACGATATCCCGTGGCAGAAAGAGTTAGCTCTTGATGCTTCTGATACTCCCGATATAAAAGCTTTAGTGGACGATGACTTTTGATGAACAGGATTAGCATACGGGACAATATATTCACAGTCGGCTCTGATAAGTTTGAAGAGCAAATGGAAGGCATTATTGTCAACGCTGCGCCCGTGCAAAGGATCTATTACAAGAATAAGTTTGATCCTGCCAAAGCGCAAAGCCCTGTATGTTGGTCATCTGATACCAGACAACCTGATCCTAATGTTGTTGAGAGACAAGCAGTTCGATGTATGGACTGCAAACAAGACATTCGAGGGTCAGTGTCTGGTGGGGGAAGAGCCTGTAGGTATTCACAAAAATTAGCTATTTTATTCCCATGCGGTATCACCCCATCTCAAGTTTATCAAATGACTATACCTGCCAATAGTATCTTTGGTAGGATGAAAAACGGACATATGCCTTTACAAGAATATGCACGATTTTTACAACAACATAGCACACCGTCGATGACAGTGATGACTAAGATTTACTTCGATGTGGATAGCCCAGTGCCTAAGTTATTTTTTAGCCCAGTGCGTTCACTTGAAGAAAAAGAGTTAGAGATAAGCACTCATATGGTAGATCACCCTGACACGGTTGCTGCTATTACGTTAGGTTTTTCTCAACTCGAAGGAAGCACCTCACCGTTTGAAGAAACGGAAGGGTTTATTTTTAACGCCTAATTTGGAGAATGGCATGTTACATACTATTAGAGGGGTAGAAGCACTTTACCCAAAACTTGATCGCCCTTATAAATTTGATAAGAAAGAGAACAGAAGTGTTCCTTGCGGGGCAACTGATGACGGGGCTGAGTACACAGTTGATTTTAAGATCAACTACGCAGACATCTTACCTTTACGTAAAGCAATGAAAACTGCTTACGATGAGAAGAAAGATGCGGAGGGTTGGACGGACAACTTCAAAGATAACTTTAAGGTTTTAGAGGGCAGTGTAAAAAACAAAGATGCTGTCTTTCAAGTAAAGACCAAACTGAAAGCACATTACAGTGGGTCAGCGACTAAGAAACCGAAACAGTTTGACGCAAAAAACAATCAGCTTCCAGAGGACTTTCAACTAACTACAGGAAGTACTATTAATGTACAGGTAGAACTAGTACCTTACTCAGGAGCTATGGGGCACGGAGCTTCTTTACGCTTGAGAGCCGTGCAAGTAATACAATTAGCTGCGAGTAGTGTGGTTAGTCCTTTCGATGTCGAGGATGGTTTTACGTCTGAAGAGGGTAGTCCTTTTACTGAGGAAGCACCACAAGCTCCCGTAGTAGAAGAAAGCGATGACGGTTTTGATGAGGAACCAGAAGAGCCGAAGAAAGTAGTCAAGAAGAAGAAAGTTCCCCCAAAAGATGATAGCGACGATTTAGACGCGATTATTAACGAGTGGGGTGATGACGAATAAGTTATCTTAATGAGCTTTGTCACGGCTAGGTAGCAGTACCGAAAAGGGTCAGTGTGTAAAAGTACCCACTGCTCCTGCAACTGGCCCCTGCCGTGACATCCTTTTGGACGAATGATGAATACCAATACTTTTCTAAAAACCGTATTGGCAGACGAAGGGCACTACTGTCTCTTTGCTGCTAACGCATCAACTGGTAAGAGAATACAAAAGTTTTATGGTTCAACAGACTCTTTATTAGTTGATGCAGATGATTTAAACAGTAGAGGTTTTGATGTCTATTTCGCTCTTGCTACATTTGAAGAAGCAGGATCTAGGAAAGCGGATAATGTTAAGTACTTACGTGGGTTTTTTCTTGATCTTGATTGTGGCCCTAGTAAAGACTACGCAAATAAACTAGACGCGATAGACGCACTGCAGAAGTTCTGTGAATCTTTGAAGCTACCAGTACCATTTACCATAGACTCTGGTAGAGGGGTGCATGTCTACTGGCCCTTGTCAGAGAACATACTACCAGATGATTGGATAGTATCCGCAGAGAAGCTTAAAAAACTTTGTGTGAAGCATGGGTTCTTTGCTGACCCTGCTGTGACGGCAGATACAGCTAGAGTCTTGCGCGTACCCAATACGCACAACTATAAAACTGACCCTCCTTCACCAGTAAAACACCTGACTGATGAGGAAGTAGTAACCAATAACTTTGACGCTTTCTCTAGGCTACTAGGCGCAGAGTTTGTGCCAACACCCACCAAGATCGCACCTTCTAATATTGTGGACTTTCCTAAGACTAATGCTGTCATGGATGCGTTATTGGGAAACAGAGAAGCTCGTTTTATAGACATAGTTAAAAAGACAAAAGCAGGGCGCGGTTGCACACAGTTAAAGTTGATATTAAAAGATCAGGAGAATACAAGTGAACCGATGTGGAGGGCAGGGCTGTCCATAGCACGGTTTTGTGCGGATGGTGAGAAAGCTTCACATACATTGTCAAAACGCCACCCTCAGTATAGTGAAGAAGCAACTGCTAAAAAGTTTGGGCCAATTAAGGGGCCATACACTTGTGCAAAGTTTGATGAGTTTAACCCAGAGATATGTCCAGACTGCCCTAACTGGGGAAAGATAAAGTCCCCTATTGTGCTTGGTAATAGGTATAAAGAAGTTGATACCAGTGCTTTGGAAGAAGAGGATGTCCCTCCCACATTTCCCCACCCATATTTTAGGGGGGCTAGTGGGGGTGTGTATATCAGAACTACTAACAGTGACGGAGATTTTGACGAGAAGTGTATATACCACAACGATCTATACGTTATACAAAGGGTAGTTGACTCTGAATTTGGTGAGTCTGTAGTAATGCGCTTACACTTACCGCAAGATGGAATTAAAGAGTTTACTCTACCCCTCACTGCGGTAACTTCGCGGGATGAATTTCGTAAGGTGCTATCCGCACAGGGGGTAGCTATAGCAAAGATGGATGAACTGATGACTTATACGATTACATGGATTAATGAACTACAGGCGAATAGCATGGCAGATGAGGCGCATAGACAGTTTGGTTGGACAAATGAAAAGTTAGATACTTTCATTTTGGGTAATCAAAAGATATCAGCAAATAAAATAGAGTTTAACGCTCCATCTAACCAGACATTGAGTTTGTTCCCTGCATTTGAACCCAAGGGTACTCTTGATGCGTGGAAAGAAAACATTGAGTTTTGGAACCGTGATGGCTTTGAACTCTACCAATATGTTACTGGAATTGGTTTTGGGTCAATTCTTATGGAGTTTGCCAACGTAAACTGTAGCGCACTGCACCTGCATAACAAGGATTCGGGTGTAGCGAAAACTACTGCCATGATAGCTGCCGTTAGCATATGGGGTAATCCAGAGTATTTAGTCTTACAGCAACAAGATACTGTGAATAGTAAAATGAATCGTGGCGAGGTGTACCATAGTTTGCCTTGGGCACTTGATGAAATAACTAACATATCTCCAAAAGATGCATCAGATCTACTGTATCAATTTACAGAAGGTATGCAACGGAACCGCATGTCGGGTAGCAGCAATGTTGAGCGTGTACGGGGAAGACGTTGGAAGTTAATGGCAGTCACCACAGGTAATACTAGTATTATCGAGCTAGTATGCTTGGCAAAGGCTATGCCGAAAGCGGAAGCGCAAAGGGTATTGGAATGTTACGTGCCTGATATAAAGGGTCGTTTTAAATCTAAAGAAGAGACAGATAACTTTGAACGTGGCCTAAAAGAGAACTACGGACACGCAGGAGTCGTTTTTGTTCAATATGTAATGAATAATTTACCTAAAGTAGAAAGATTATGTAGAGAAGTTCAGGGGCGTGTAGATAAGGATGGTGCGCTTACTGCCGAGAATCGTTTCTGGTCTGCTCAAATCTCTTTTACGATAGCGGGGTTGATATTAGCTAAACGTGCGGGGCTTATAGCTTTTGATACTAAGAAGGTATTTAAGTGGGCTATGGAAGTACTTCTACCACAAAATAAAAATAACAGTCTTAGCATTGATGCTTCTGTGTCCGACATAATGAATGACTTTTTTAGTGAGCATTTTAGCAATATTCTACAGATCAAAAGCACTTACGATAACCGCAAGGTACAAAACAACGGTTTGGATGCGTTAATTATCCCTGACGCAATCGCTAGAGGTAAGTTAGTAGCACGATATGAGACAGACACCCAGAAGTTCTATGTTTCCCCCAAGGTATTAAAAACGTGGTGTGGAGAGCAACAAATAAATTATAACGATCTTGTCAAACAAATAAAGAAACGGTGTGAGGGTAAACGTGTTAAAGCAAGGTTGTCTAAAGGGACTAGCTTGAAGTTACCAGCGGCTGATGTGTTGGTAATGAAGTTCTCAGTAGATGCTGACGAAGACACCGATGACAGTACTACGGAGCCATGATCTCGCACCCGATGGGGTAAGAATAGTCGTTGATTGGGGTGCTATGCACGTAGGTACTTCTATTTTTGTCCCTTGCATCGACACTGAAAAGGCTAAAAAACAAATAAAAAGCGTATTTATGGCACGTCATTGGGAGTTTTTAAGTAGGGTGCGTGTAGAAAATAGATATTTGGGACTGCGTGTATGGAGAACTATGTAAAAGTATACTAAGATACGCCCGTGTTATTCTCCAAAATAGCACTTGTCCCCGTTTACCCCCCTCATCAGTAGGGGGGTTTTTATTCTTCTGTAGGATACAACCTATCTAATAAAGCTTCTCGCATGTTAGGACTAAGTAGGATGCCATTGTGCATAACTGCTGAAGTTTTTGCGTGTTGCTTCATAGAGCGTTTTACCGCATCGTAGCTTATTGCCGCAGTGGGATGCTTTTGATTAAACTTTATTATCTTTTCAAATATTTTATTACGCTCTTCTCCATCGCCCACACGAGTAGTTAGATATATTTGTTTTAGCAAACGAGATCTTTCTTCGTTTACTGTTCGATCTATCTTTTTAGCGATGTAATTCAATTCTTGGCGTTTTGTATATTCGTTTGGTGCGAAACCAAAAAACTGTCCTAGCATTTCACCTGATGAGATATCGTCATAGATAGGATCGCCTCTTCTGGTAAGTATGCCTTCATCTCGTTGATATCTTCCAAAAGGCGAAGCTTTATACACATTTGCTAGACCTGCGGGAAGCGTGGATTCTATACCTCGTTCTATTTCTCCTTTAGCAAAATCTTGGTACGCTCTAAAGAATCGTTTACCCGTACTAAGCGCAGGGCCACCTAAATGGAACCCTATTATCTCTTCGGGGGTTCCACCTGAGTACCTATTATCTTGTATCAGTAATTCTGTTAGACGTATTCGAGTGGCTACATCTGCGCCTGTGATCTTATTAATAGCTCCTTTATACCAACCTTCACCAAGATACGTTCTTACGGCAGTATCAAAATCTTCTTCATCGTCCCCTTGAAGCATATTCCAAGCTATGCTTGCCACTCCATATAACGGCACACCCTGCACCCCGGCAAGAATCAGTGCTGATCCATGCCACCCTGCAAGTTGTTTTATTGCTTCTGTACGTAAACGTCTACCCTCTGCTGTATTAGGAAAAGCATTTTTAAAAAGTTGTACCCCAGATTTGAACATCGTATGGTACATACGCAGTCCATAACTCTTGTACATAAGGGCAACTCTGCCGAGTCCTCTTTGTGCGAATCGAGGAGAGGTTTCTATAAAAGATCCTCCATTGGTTTCTTGAGTTATGTAGATGGCTTCATTTGCAGCTTCTTCTAACTCAGTAGCACTAAGGCTAGATTTGTTTTTTTCTTTTTTTAATCTGGCTACTTCTAAATTATACGCACTAACCATAGTGGTTTGACGATTCATTCTTTCCGCAAGATTAAATCCAGAGGCAGAAACAGCAGTAATATAGTCTAATCCCTGTCGTAAGAAGTTACCTGACCGTTCTCTTCCACTTTTAAACGCTTCTTTTTGTAAACTTAATTGATCCAAAAGATAAGATTTTGTAAGCTGTCCTCTGTCAATAGCGACTTTCGCTAGAGTGCCTAGTTCTTCATAAACTTTTTTATCCCCGGCACTTAGTTCTTTTGCTATCTTATCCTTGAGTATGTAGTTACCCTCTTTATCAACAGTAAAAAGGTTATCAAAACCTACATCAAATTTTTCAAAGGACTCTCCTACTATTTTTCCTGCTTTACCGATAGCAGAAGTAGAACTTCTCATACCATACTTGCCTCCTAGATAAGGCAACACGAATAAAGGTATTTGTGACAAGTTAACAATAGCAGAAGAAGGGTTAAACCCTATTGTGTATATGAAAGCACCTTGGTTTAGTGTTTGCGCTAACATATCTGGAGGAGGATTACGTGCAAACGACGCACGTTCTAACAATTCCTTTGTCACTACAAGTAGTGGTTTATTTAGAGTATCGTCTTTTTTCTTAAACTCTTCATTAATACGATCCTCTACGTCCATTATATCTTTGCTTTTTTGTAGACGAATAGTTTGACGACCTATGTCATATCCTTTCGTTCTTAAAGCAAGCACGGTATCTGCTTCAAACCCCTCAACATTTTTTCTTCTTTGTAACGACTTAGCAAAAGAAGTTTCTGGTAGAGTGTTAACAAAGATAGAGATTATTTCTTCTTGTAGTTGAGCACGTTGTTGCTTTTGGTCAGGTGTGGTTCCTTCCTGTGCATTTTTTGTGCTGACTGCCTTATCCAACTGATCTATGATTTCAGCAACAAATCCTGTAGAAGGTCTGTTACGGGCAGCTTGTGCAGCTTCTGCTCTGGTGTCGATAACCTCTACAGAATTTTCAACTATGTCATCTCGCGCATCTAATTGTTTTTTGTAAGCTATTGCTTCGGCTTCAGTGCTTACTATCTCCATATTGTAGACTTCGTTCTCGCGCTTCTTTTTATTTGGAATAAGCTCACTACCTGCTTTTATTGTGTAGGCTACTTTGTACCTACCTTGACGCACCAAAGGAAAGTACACAGCCAATTCATTGTTATCAAAAAGCTCTTTAAATAATTTAGCTTTTACTGACTGCCCTTCTTTTTCTCCTGCTAATCCTATGATACGTTCTGTCAGTGTTTGCTTGAGGTTATCGTACTGTTTACGGTAAAAATTACGTGTCGCACGGTACGCTGCCTGTCCATCTTTCCCTAGTGCATTCCAATCTTTTCGCTGCTTATACCATGCTGATAAAGCTTCACTATCACCGCCATACCTTACAATGGCCTGATTTTTAGTTATATCAGGATCTACTTGTGTTATGGTGGCTCCGTAGTCTCCATTGTAGATAAGGTTATTCAAGTTATTCATTTTCTTTGTTTTAGCTAATGGAGCTAAATATTTTTCTAATATGGCATCTACTATTTCGTCAGACTTGTTCATGTCGCCACGTTGGGTTTCTATAGCTATTTGCAAATCTTTAGCAAGCTTGCCAAACGTAGGACTAATTTTTTCCGCTAGGTCAACAATGCCTTGTATATCACGTAGTCCTGCTACCGCATTGTTTAACTGCATACTACTATCACTAAACAACTGAGAAAAACCATCGGCTAATGAGCTTCGTTCTTTTTTAGATAACGGATCAGCTTTAAATCTTTTTTGTATATTGCCTAGTGTTGTTGCAAGTGCAGATGCCCCGTCTGGGGTGGCACTCATAGATAAAATTTCTGCATTGCGGCTTTCAGGTGCAGGGGAGATAATAGCGTCTGCTAAAGAATCAAACTCAGATAACGCGGTTTTAGCTTTATAAGTACCTCTACCAAGAACTCTGTGCAACAGTTTTTTAACAATAGCAACAAACCTGTCCAAGGCACTGATAGGATTACCTTTTGAGTGAATACGCGCTAACTCTCTCCTAAAACTTTCGTTACCCATACCTTCAGCAAAAAACTCTTGTACATTCTTAGCCCCGTAAGCTGTACCAAGGGTATCTTTTGTATCGTTATACAAAGTGTTCATTTGTTTAGCGAATGGCGTTGCTGACTTATTTAGTTCTGCACTACCTAAAGCGTGAGCAGTCTCATGGAGTATAGTGTGGTGGTTGAATCCTGTTTCTTGATCTAGTTGTATTGTATTTGTCTGAGGGTTAAACGTACCAGAAGTAGCTTTACCAGAAGCGTTTTTCAAATCTTTAACCAACTCAACTTTGGTAGTCCCGGCTAATCCAGCAAAGCGTTTACTTACATTCTGTAAGTACTGACTAGGGGCAGTAGTAGCCATATCGTTTAACGCATCGGCTAACTTGCCTTCTTCGAGTGCTAACAAAGCTTGGGGGCTGACAGATCGCCTAGATTTAACAACTGCATCGGCAGTGATGTCGTAAATGTTAGATCTATCATTAAGTGCTGCTGCTATGATAGGGCCAGCCTCATTACTTGCCACACTAGCATCTAACGTAGCTTCAGTTTTTTTACCAAGAGCACCTTTAGTTAGTAGTTCTTCAGATGCTGCTCTTAATAGAGCTTTTCTTTGAGCGTCTATTCTATCTGCTCGTCTTTCGTCACCTGCTGCTGCCGCCTCGTCGTACTCCCGTTTAAGCGTATCTAGTCGTTGTCGCTTTGCGTCAGAAAGCTCAACTCTAACAACAGCTTCATTTTGACCTTCTTCACTTTTCTGTGCGTATTCTTTTTGTGCTATAGCTATTTGTGCTGGAGAGAACTCGTTTACCTCCCCTCCTTCTTGGTCTATTCTTCGTCGCTCTATTTCATAAGGAGTACTTTCCGATACTTCTCTATTTAAATAGTTAGCTCTGGCAACTTTTGCTTTTGCTACTTCTTCAGGGCTTATTTTATAATCTCTTATACGCCTCTGAGTTAGGTTTGCTACCCCTCCTTCTCCTCGTATATAATTTTGTATAAGCTTTTCTTTTTCTACAGTTTTGTCTTTACTAATTCTTTCCTGTTCTTGTTTTCTATAGGAGTCAACTCTAGCATCTAACTGTCTACGAAAATCTGGGCTAAGATTATTCTGCACCCAGTTGTAGGCTTCTACCGCGTTCTCCCCTCCTGTATATTCAAAAAAGGCAGTCTCTTCTTTGGACGCACGTTCATCAACAGCTTTTGCAGTTCTCTTAGGAGTAAACTTTTCACCTACACCTTCTTGCACCAGTGCATAGTCATACGCTAAACCTTCTATTGCATCGGCAGGTCGTGCGGCTCTACTAAAATACTTGTTAACTGCAAGCCCGTCTTTCTCACTTATTGTTTTTACTTTTGCTTTATCTTCTTCTTTTACAGAATCTTTTACGCCCTTTAGTCTTGCAAAGTAAAGATCTTTTAGTTTTACTTCTTCTGTAACTACGGTTTCTTCTGTAACTACTTTTGGTTTTACTTTTTTTGTAACTACTTTTGGTTTTACTTCTTCTGTAACTACGGTTTCGTCTGTACCTGTTTGGTCTGTAGTAGTATCTGTCTCGTCTGTAACTACTTCTGTACCTGTCTCGTCTGTAGCTACTTCTCTATCTTTTTGCTTCCCTATTTCTGCTTCTCTTGCTGCTTCTTCTTTTGCGTATTCTGCCATTACGCGTTCTGTATCAGCCTTTGAAAGATCTGCTATATTCTCTAAAACAGTTTTTTCACCTACTTCTTCTTTTCCCTTTCCTTCTGTCGTTTCAAGGGTCTGTAGCGTCGAGTCTTCTTTCTTTTCTTCGCCCTTTTTCTTTTTTGGTTTATCTTTAACTGTTACATTTTCACTAAGGAAACTTTCATTTACTAGTTTCTTTGCATCTTCTTCAGTGAGGATGTTGCCTTCTGTTTTTTCAGCCTCCATAAGATTTGCAACACGGGCTTCGTATTGTTTTGTGGTTATTGTTTTAGGCTTAGTTTCACGCTTAGTTTCATCTCCAGTGACTGCATCTAAATCTTCATCTGTTACTTCTACTCCTTCTGTCTCAAGGTTCTGTAGCGTCGAGCCTTCTATTTCTTCTGGAACACCTGCGCCTCTTGTTTTTGGTAACGCCAGATCAAGTAATGTTTGTACAGTGGCACCAACGGCTGCACCATAGCCTCCTTCTTCTACAGCCTCTGCAGTAACAAGGTCTTGTGTGGGATCATAGCCTCGTTGTATAGCATTCTGAGCCACCCCTGCAGCTACTTCTTGTGCTCCTTCAAACCCTCCAGCAATCGCAGCACGTTTAATTCTTTCAACACCGTTCCGTAGCGCGTTATCTCCAAGAGCTTCTCTCAGACTACGCAATTTAGCTATGGGTATTAGTTCTGTTAGCCCTACTCCTGCGCCTTTGAGGGCTGCTGTACTTCGCTCTGCTTCAGTTGCGCCAGCCGCCCTTGCTCTTTCACTTGCTTCACCTGCACCTGCACCTGTGGCTAAACCTGCAGCTAGGGGGATACCTGCACCGGGGATGAGAGTAGTAAGTCCTAACCCTGCAAACGAACCTAGTGCTTCACCAAACTTACGCCCTACAAGTTCTTCTGAACCTGCATCAGGACTAAGTGCTTCTTTGAGGGGGGCTGCAAGACTTTGTATGCCTTGACGGACTTTAAGTTCATTCTCTTCTTCAAGGAGAGTAGCCGCACCGATAGCTCCTAACTCACCTAAACTAATAATCCCCGCAGGTATACCCTTGGCAAATTCTTCAATTTGATCTAAGAATCCGGGTTCTTCTTCTTTAGGAGCAGGTGAGGCATAAAGCTTAGAACGATCTATGCTAGGGACAGCACTACTTTCTATAGCTTCTTGACGTTTATATTCCCTATAAAGTTCTGCATATTCATACGTATCTCGCTTATCTTGCTGTTCCAGCAAAATGTCTCTAAGGTACGCTGCAGAATATGCCATCGTGTTTTATTTTGTAAGGTTTAAAGACTTAGTTAAAGTGTCAACAATACCTTGTATTCTTGTTACTTCAACTAATAGTTTTTTCTTGTCTTCTTCATTAGTTAATTGCGAATTGATAGCAGTAACAAGCTCAGTTATACCTGAATTGTAATCTCCAAGTAATTCAACATTTTGTTGTCTTAGGTTTATGTCCCTAGTTGCAGCTACTTTAAATAAGTCTACAGCAGTTTGTATTTTTTGTAGATCCGCTTCAAAGCCAGCTTCTATGTTTGATTGCTGCAAACTAAGTCCAAGTTTTTGAACTTCAGTATCTAGTGCTTGAGCTTGAAGCATTTTAGCTGCTGTATCTGCATTCATCTGATCAATATCAGATAAATATTCTTCAGCTTTAAATGCTATTTCACTCTCTAGTCCAAACATATCTTTAGCATTTTGTATTAGTTTATCTGCTGTTTCTGCTTGAAACCCAGCTATTTCTTTATCTGCTTCTGCGCCACGCAGTCTTCGTACATCTTCTTGCGCTAAACTAGCTCCAAGCCCTCTAGCTAGACCTTCACCAAGATTACGTCCTCCCCCTACTGTAGCCAAAGAATTAAGAAACTCTTTTACTCTAGCGGCTTGTTGATAGTCTCCTCTACCTGCAAGCATATCGGCTCTTTCTTGCATTTGTTTAAGAGCGTCATCTCGTTTAGACATCCCTTCATCTATTTGTGTACCTAATGTTACTTTACCTTCTCTTAGCTTTTCTATGATTTCGTCAGTGCGTTTCTGTTTGGCAGCACGAGCAGCATCACCTTCTTGTTTCACAGCACTAACTGATAAATCTGGATTTATAGAAGGCACGGATAAAGCATCTATACCTGTTCTTCTTGTAGTAAGAGCATCTTGAATACCTGCTTCAAAATCTGGTGTTGTAGTTATTTGTGGTTCTTGTTCTACAGTTGTGCCAGCGTAATCTAACCTCTGTGGGCCTGCTTCTGTTTCCTCTCCTTCTCCTCCCATAGGCGTAGTTAAAAATTCTGCAGCCCCTGCTCCAGCAACAACGGGTACAACTACTTTTGGTTTAGTTATTGTATCCACTGCTGCCCCTGCTTTCTCAGAAGGAGGTGTTTTAACCTTGTCAAATAATTCAGGTTTTTCCTTACGTGCTTTTCTTACTCTTTTAAATTTGTCATAGGATTCTTTAACCGCTTCTTTTACCGCTTTATATCCTTTAGGTATTTTCCCTGCATATTTAGCTAGTTTAGCTCCCGGTGCATACCCTATTGCTGTTGCTAGTGTTGGATTTTCAAGTGCCCATTCACCTATATCACTTGCAAAATCTGTCCCTATGTCCATAAAATATTGTCCATAAGTTTGAGGCTCGTCATCAGCAGCGACATCACCTCCTTCGTCAAAGGCTACTATCCCGCCACCTGCAGCTTGCATGGTAGGTCTTTGTTGTGGCATCGTGCGTTGATTCATAGAAGTAGGTAGCCCACCTATACCCATAGCATCCATTTTTTTACGTTGTTCTTGTGCTTTTTGTTGGTTAACCATCCCTACACGTCGAGCAATCTCCATCTCTTTATTTCTAGTCAACTGGTTGATGGTTTGATCTGCTACCGTGTTGACAGGTGGGTTCAACGCTCTGTTGATTTCTTGCTCTTTAGCTTTTTGCTCTTCATTCAACATAGAAGCCGCAATAAGTTTTACGAGACTTTGATCTACTAATGGCTTTTTAGAGTTTTGTCTAACTTCTTGTTGTAGTGGCGCAGGGTTAGCTCTGTAAGCATCTACGGTACTATTGATGCCACCTGCAAATTCGCTAAAAGGAGTATTCATTGCCATTATGTATTCTCCTCCTCTTTTTTATTGCCAAATATATCAAATCCCAAGAGTTCAAACAGTTGCCCTACTAATCCAGCCCCACCTGCTGCACCTGCAATCCCTGCCTGTAAAGGATCAGTTTGCGAGTACTGATACTGCTCTGCTTCTATCGGGAAACCTTGTAGTAGAGACTGTAGGAACTGTACTTGTTTTGCTGGATAATCTCTTTCAGAAATAAACTGTCCGATATCTGCTGCAATGCCTTCACTAGTAATACCTCTCTGGGTAGCACCTGCATCTTGTTGTGCGCCTAGCACGTCAAATCCATATCTATTAGCAAAGTCTTGTGCCCTTCTTGTCTCATCTTGTTCTCTATTAAACTGTGTTGCTGCTCTATCGTAAGCAGCGGCATACCCTCTATCAAGCACATCACTTTGGCTACGTAACAAACTACGATCAAGCTCTGAATCCATGATAGCTTGACGGGAACCTCCAAAAGCTCCAGCATCTGTTAATCTTGAAGCATTTGCTAACCGCCTCATTTCTGCCTGACGTGTTAACTCGTTTAACTGAGGGCGTAAAGAAGCAGCTAAGTAAGGGTTCATGTACTGTTCAGCAACAGTATTAATTGTTTTAGTGTTTCCTTGGCTTAACGGATCTGCCACGGTCATAGGGTTTTCAAGGTTTGCTGTAAATGACATGGGTGTATATGTACCCATATCTGTAGGAGCAGTTAATCCCGACAAGCCTGTAAATGCAGTGGATTGTAAATCACTAGGGCCAGCAGTAAGAGGGCCAGTGTAGGGAGTATAAGGTTGGTCTGCAACAGCTTGGCCTTTACCTAGCAAATCAGTTACATACTGCCCTGCAAAGGGAGCTAGACCAGAAGATGTTCCTGTTTGTGTTGCAGCGGGTGCTGCATAATCACTAGGATCAAAACTGTCCATAATACCGTTACTCATTATGCAATACCTCTAGGCATATATTTTTTAGGTTTTATCTCTTTCCCTTGCTTTGTAGTTCCTGTTCTCGCTTTTCGCACTCTATTCATCATACTGTACAACTGCTTTGCACCTGCATCTGAATTACCGTTACCAAGATGACTTACTACATCTGCAGGTACAACAAACTCTCCATCACTCAACGCAGCAGGTTGGTCGCCTTCAATAGACGCAGGTACTGCATCAGCCATACCATCAGTAATTCCTTCTAGGTACCCACCTTCACTCATATTTCCTGACAGGTAATTTTCTACTTTTTCTTTAGTTTCTGGTTTTAATGCCCCTGTAGCTAAAACTTCTTCTAACTTACGTTTGTAATCTTCTTCAAAACCCTCATCTGGGCCTTTGCTTAACATCCAATTAGTCCACTCGTCGTTAGTAACAAACCCGTCCTCATTAGGATCTCCACCTTCTCTACTTATACGAGTGTAGTCATCCTCACTAAAATTCTTTTCTTCATCGTAGCGAGTGCCAAAGTAAGGTTCTTCTGCAGTCAAGTCTCCATTTTGTGTAGCTAAATAATTGAGTAGGGATGTATCATCTAAGTAGTTAACAACTCCATAACCGGGCACATATACAACACCATCTCCAAAAAACTGAAGTTGGTTAGGGTCAGTAATGGTTGCCATATCTGGTTCTGAAGGAGTAGTACCTGCAGTGGGGTCTAACGTAGGCTGCTGCACAATAGAAGCAATACCTGTTGGCCCTCTATCAGCTAGATCGGGGGCTTCTTTGCCCATCCGTGCATAATTAGCTGCACGTAAACTATCCGGGCCTACGTTGGCTTGGTTAAAAAGTTCTTGTCTTACATTAGCAGTACCAGCACTACCTGCAGGTACAAAACGAGCGTCTGAAAAGTATCGTTGCCCTCGTGAACCGGGCACTCTATCAGGGTCATAAGTGTCTAATACTTGTTCTCTAACAAAGTCGTACTCAGGGATGCCACCTTGATACGTAGATGCAGGTGCGTTCTCCATGCCGTAGTTAGCTCTATTACCACTGGTTAGGCCAAATCCTAGTCCTGCAAGCCCAACAAGTTTTTTTGCAGTTTCCTCATCTATCATGTTCTGTCCCTCACACTTACAATACCCCCTACCAGTGGATCTCGTAATTCTGCGGCCTGTTTACCGATATTATCTAATCTTTTTCTGTTTTTCGCCAGTGTATCAATTAATAAATCTGTTACTGATGATCTTGCTTCTGCAAACTTTTTAGCCTGTTTTGGATTAGCAAATATAGAAGCCCAATCGTAAAAGTAGTCTATATCTACTACGTCACGTTCTTCTGGGGTAGCAGTGCGAACACGCATTGCCCTTCTTACCCCTGTTCCTGTCCCTGCCCCTGTGCCTTCACCCTGCCCAGACCCTGTGCCTGTACCCTGCCCAGACCCCTTGCCTCCTCCTTTTCCTTTACCTTTACCGTCATCAGTAGTACCGTCATCAGTAGTACCGTCATCAGTAGTACCGTCATCAGTGGTACCATCATCAGTGGTACCGTCATCAGTAGTACCATCATCAGTGGTACCATCATCAGTAGTACCGTCATCAGTGGTACCGTCATCAGTGGTACCATCATCAGTGGTACCATCATCAGTAGTACCGTCATCAGTAGTACCGTCATCAGTAGTACCGTCATCTTGTTTAGTTAAATCTACATAGATTTGGTACCAATCTGACGCTTTTGATGTAAGCCACCTAGTACGTGCTTTGCGCCTTATACTTTGTATACGTGCGCGTCTTTCTTGTAATCTTTCATCTAAATCTGAAGTAGGCACCCCTGCTTCTTCTTGTTGCTGTTTAGCATCTTCTAACTCAGTTTGTGTTTTTGAAATTTCTTCTAATGAAGCTTTTTCATCAGGGTTGTAGTATCTATCACTAGGTACTTGCACACCTATTAACTCTCCGTTGTATGGTTTGCCTGTACGTGCTTCAAACTTCTTACACCAATCAGGGTGCATTCGACAAAATTCTGCAATATCTTCTTTAGTTTTACCTTTGGGTTCTGTGGTTATCCATATAGGGTCTTCTAAAAGTTCATCTTCTATTACAAAAACTTTTTCTTTTATATCTTCAGGTAATTCTTTTTCAAAAGTCTCAATGTTTTCAAGATTAGCCATCGCTGTTTCAAATTTATCTGTAGCAGAACGCTCCGTAGGATCTCCTTCATTAGCACTGTCATCGGTAGCACTATCATCTGAACTACTGTCATCTGAACTACTGTCATCTGAACTACTATCATCTGAACTACTATCATCTGAACTACTGTCATCAGCAGCACTACTACCACCGCCACCACCACCGCCACGTCGTTCATTATCAAAAGTGTCATCTTTTGCTGCAAATATTCCGTAACTCCCGTCAAAGTCTACGTTTACATTACCTTCTTCCCAATCGTGCGTTTTCTTGTTAATAACAAAATATTCACCGTTTTGCTCAATAACAACATCTTTACCTGCATCAAAGTCAGCGTAGTCTTTGCTAGATATTACTCCTTCGTAGGTTCTATCTTTCTTGGGATCTTGTTGAGTGCCTGTGCCAGATTCTTTAAACCTTTTCATCCAGTTAGCTGCAACATCTTCTGCCACATTTGTAGCAGTGGTGTTAAATATATACTGCGCTTGTTCAAGAGTAATTCCTAAATGTCTAAGATCAGCTATAGTTAACTCATCTGGGGTTATAGTAGCCATGTCTATTAGACCTGCACCAGAAGCGTTCAACTCCTCAAATACTTTTTGGGGAATCCTACCTATAATGTTAGAAGAAGGACGGGCGTAAAACTCTGCACCTGTAACATCTCTACCTAATTTTTCACTCAAAGCCTTTCGCTCTGCCTCGTTAGCATAGATTTTTTGTAAATCCTCTGCATCTATGGGGGTAGAATCTGGCATGCCGGGGGTTCTGAAATCTCTACTAGGGTCAGAATTAACCCAATCTATAAATGATCCAAACGCACCGCGACCAAATAATTTATTCTTCATGTACTCTCTATAGAGTTTTTTAGCTTCTTCAGAACCTAGATTTCTATAAAAAGAATCTTTAGCCAATTTTTCATTAAGTTCTGCCCCTCTATCTTCTGGAGTACTGGGTAATTTAGAATCAGAGTCTCTACTTTGTTGTGGAGCATATTGGGGGATTTCACGTCCTGCTCCTCCAGTGTCCATAGGGTCTAACGCTCTATTTGGATCTCTTTCTATTGTCGCCCTTATATTATCTATAAAGTCTTGGTCAAAATCAGACTTATAAAAATCAGAAGAAAACTCTGGAGGTATTCCGTCTAATATACCAGTGTCAGACATTTACGTGATCTCCAGTATGCTTGCCACTACGTGTAATCTATCTGCAGTAGCTGCGGTTACTTTCAATATATCTCCTGCCTGTAATACAAGAGGAGCCGTAAGTAGTTCTAGGGTTGCGTTAGCTGATATGGCTTTAGTTTTGAACAAACTGAATACTGCACCAGAACCATTGGTAAGAGTTAGTGTTATTGTGTCTGCGTTTCCTGAATCTTCAGAGACTATTATCGACTTTGCTATACTCGTGGTCAGTGCCGCACAGGTGTATAGTGTTGTTATATTCGTCGTAGTTAAGTCTACGGCTGCATTGACGTAGGTATTTGCCATTAGCTTATGAACCAAGCAGTCGCTTCGGACTGATTAATAAGCCTGTTACTTCGTAAGGCTTGGTCTAATTGGTTAAAATAGATACGTAATACGTTGTTTAAACTATCAAAGTCTTGTTTATTGTATTCTACAGAAGCTAAAGGCAGTACAGGTGCCCTAAAAGTTATGTCGTATTCAGTGGTATCTACAGTCACTATCGCCTCCCGTCAGGTCTTATATCTATTCTAGGAGAACCTAACTGCCATATTACCCCTGAAGTAGTAGATTCTATCTTTAACTGCAACTGTCGCGCTCGTACTCTTGTATTTAATTGCTGAGTATACTTTTCAATAGGTAAGGTAGCTGTGCGTGTAATTGATCCGCTATTACTTCCCCCTTCAGAGGTAGGATCATTATACCCAGAACCTGAATTATTTAATGGTAACAAGCTCATAGTAGCAGTGGGGCTGTCTGCAGTAGACCCTTCAAATGTAATATCTGGTAGTATGCGCCAGATAAATGCAAATCTATGCCCATCATCAACATCAAATTGAGCAGAAGAAATAGTAGCAGTAATAGCAGTGGGAGTGCTAGTTTCATTGTCATCTACACCGTTCTCATGCTCAACTAAATTATTGGTATACGTAGCCCCTAAAGGAAAATTACGTAGCCCAGAATCTATCCAAGCAGTTCTAGCCAAAGTTCCGTAGTACCATATATCCTGTTGGTAATTATAAACAGCGTATTTATCTATGGTGGTGCTGTCGGCAGAAGGGTAGAACCACCATACTTCGTGGAATGCTTCTATTGTACCTGCAAACACTTGGTCTACTTGTGTTCTATTTATATCATTAAATATATGCCTTCTGAGATCACATCGTAGCTGTTTAGTTGTGCCGTCATAAACATAGAACTTATCAATGCCCATCCAGTAAGAAGCCCCATTAGCATAAGCCACACAGTTTTGTGAGATTATAGATATGTGATCTCCTACTAATTGAGAATTCCACACGATAGGAGCACCAACGTATTGTAAGGCGTACAACGAAGCATCTGTCCAAACTAAGATCTCTTGCCGTGCTTGAGCAGCCGTTATAATAGAGCTACCCCTTGACAAGCGTAAGCTTCCAGCCTGATTTGTCGCTGCAGGTGTCCAATTTACTACGCTTTCCTGATCTGACCAGCGAATAAGAAGCGGGTCTTGCGTAGAAGTTCCTAGAGTATTTGCGCCAAAACAGAATACAAACCTACTTACATCTGAGACAAGCACAGTATTAACTACAGTAGGTACATCTGACGCACCAGCTAGGCTAGATACTAGAACAGCACGAGTGGTTTTTCCACCAGTGGCATCCCAGTAGTATAAAGCTCCCTCACGAGGGGCAAATACAAGATCTTCTCCAAAAGAAGCCTGACTCCACAATCGTAATACAGTGGTCGAACTAGTGCCATTACCCCAAGTACCTGAACCCCAAGTACCTGCACTCCAACCTATAAATGGTACAGGGGTTGCGGTGCCTGTGGGTATTTCATATTTACCAACTGTAGAACTTCCTCCATTACCGCTATCACTAGAGTTAGCAGTTACAGTGCTTCCAGAGGTATCTTTAGCTGTAATTGTAAACGTGTTATCACTTGGGACAGAAATTACTTGGTAGTTTTGGTTAAGCACATCAGCAGTAATAAGCCCCCCAAGAGAAGCTGCTCCAGAAAAGGTGACAAAATTATCTACCAACGCTCCGTGAGCAGTATCAGTAACGGTAATTGTGGAAGAGCCGTTAGTTGCTGCAAAAGTTACATCTCCTGCGCTCGTGGTAGATCGTAGTGGAGTGATGTCATAATAAGCACCACCTTGACTTAGATAGAATTTAAGATGAGTGCCTACCCCTATGTAGTTTGCACCACCTAGAGTTACCCAGTTGAATAGTGATCTGCATACCCCTAAAAACGTATTAATAGATATTCGAGTCCAACCGCCTATACGTTCTGCATAACCTTGCCTAAATCTTACTTTATCAGACTCTACCCAAGAGTTTTCGTTACTATAACTAGTTTTCTCTTTGTTTACTCCGGGGTTTAACGCTAGTTTCTGTAAGGTCATTTAAGTACCCGCTAATGTTAATACTCTATCCCGTAATCTTCTTGCACGTTCAGGAGTTTGTAAAGCCCATCTACTGTCAATCATATTAACAGCCCATGATCGGTAGTCTTTATTTTGTACAGCAAGATTCATGTTTTTAAACTTACTCAATCCGTTCTGTCCTAATTGAAAACACATGTTGATAAGTACATGTTTAGCTTCTTGGGGCAGGTCTTCCCAATTAGTATATATCCTCTCACACCCTTTTATGGCTTCTTGTATATCGGTTTCAAATAACTCCTTGCACCGTTCTTCTGTAATGCACACATCTTCAGGCACCTCTTCGTAAGCACCGTATACAGGGAGGTTTGCTTCAGGGTCATTCTCTAAGACAAGGTGCCCGATGCCTATGGTGTCATGCCCTAACGAGCATTTGTATTTATGTAAGATTTTGCCTTCATCACTAGCAATTTCTTCATACAATGTATCTAAATTAACACTCACCTGTCGTTACCGTTTCTTTTTATAGCTTGAGCACCGAAGTATACCGAAACCAGACCTCCTATGGTAAGGAAGAATATGCTGCTCATATCGGTTAAGTTTTTACCTGCGTCCTCTAGCTCAAATATAGAAGATATCATTAGGAGTATAGGGAAGATTAGTAATGATATTAAAGAGAACCAAATCATACGTAATTGCGCGTCTTGCTTCTGGTCTTCATTTTTAAGAAGCTCAAGCTTAACCATACGCTCACTTTGCTCCCACTCTAGGTCACTAATGATGCCATCACCATTAGTATCTAACCCATTGTATTGAGACTCAGGCTCTAGTTTTTTTGCATTCATATGTCTGCCCTTGGTATTTTCTCCATACTAACGTAATTAGCCATATAATGATCGCTTATATAGCTTTCTCTGGCCCCAAAACGCCTCATTTTCTTGTGCCTACGCATAACGGGAGGAACCATAGGCACTATGTCTTTACCGTGCCTGTACATGGTGACGGGGGTATTATCTAGTATTTTAAGTCTGCCGCATCGAGGCGCACCAAAAGTTACAATTTCTTGAATGTTAACTTCATCGCGTACCATTAACGCACCTACAATAAGTGCTACCGCACCCCCAAGAGAATGCCCAGTAAGCACAATATCTTCTTTTTCTATGTCTCTGTCCATACATTCTGATAGACATTTGGGCATCAACCTTTTGGCTGCACGGAGGAACCCTGCTGGACACCACCCTAATTCACGAGTCCATATGGGCAGGATGCGTAAGTCTCGCACAGCATCCAACGGTTCATCTGTCCCACGAAAAGCAAATACGTTATCTCGTACAATAACCTCAATGTTAAGCTCTTCAAAATCTAGGGCTTCGTATGATTCTGCACAAATCTCACTTATCTTTTGGTGGTTGAGCACTTTCAACACTCCTGTCTTCATCTAATTTTTGATAGTAGTCAACAATAGAAAGAACTTGACGTATGTACCTTTTTAACTCCGCTATGTTTAAAGATAGGTGTTCATACCCAGTTGGACTAATTCCGTAGTATACATTAGTAGGAGCTTCTCCCTTTTCTAAATCAGTAAGATACTCACTCATAATAGCAGGAGTTAACACTGTCCATTCAACAGGTTTAGTGGATACTTTATTAGGAAGAGGGGGGTGGTATACAGCAGCAGGTTTAGTGATAGTAACTACCTCTACTGGCTTTACTTCAGGTACATAGGGGTCGTTCCCCAGTAAAGCACACCCACTACATGTTATTAGTAGCAGGGCTGGTAATAGCCTCAAGCTCATTTAGAACCTCTCTTGTGCCACGATTAATGATATTCTCAATTAGTTTAGGTTTTCTTAAACTAAGCACATTCATATTGTGTTTATCGAATTTACTTTTTAACTTAGACACCTCTGCTTGAGCTTCTTGATTCTGTTCTTGGAGCATACTAATCTGCTCAAAAGCTTTTATTTTGTCCTCTTCAACCTGTAAAACTTGTGTATTAAGACTAGCAATACTGTTTTCTAATAATACCTGATTATCTGCAGACTGTCGTAACTGCATGGCAATGGTTTCTTTTTCTGCTTCAGACTTGTCGTAATACAGTTTGAAAGCACCGCTAGTTACTACTAGAGCAACGGTTAATCCTGCACTTATTTGCCACATGTACTTACTCCTAGTCGTAGAAGGTTTCGTTTTCAGAAACTCTCTTAGGGACACAATATGAGGTAATATTTTGCTGACGGTAGCTAGGTCTATCGTAGGCACTTGTTTTACCTTGTTCTATAGCTTTTGCAAATATATTACATCGGTATATATTCTTAAATAACATTTTATTATCCGATACTATATTGTCATCTACAATAACTACTAGCATAAACGCTAAGATCAGCACCTTTGCCTACCACATTCACGAATGTTACGTAGTATCCTACGTTTTTCTTTTAATTCTTGCTTGGCCTCTTGAAGTCTATACTGTTTATACAGCCATTTAGAGCCATAGCCAGTAACACCCAGCGTTATTATAAATGTCACAATAAGGACAACGATGCTGATTTGCTTTATTTTCTTCTTTCGTTTTTGTCTTCTGATATGTACTGTTTTTAAATATTGCTGATGCTCCCTTTCGCTTTGTGCCCTTATTCTTTGGGCATCTTGCCATATGTCAATACATCCACTCATCAAGCAGATGTCTTTAATTTGTGTTTCTGTATTTTTGATCTTTCTGCGTTGGATACTAAGATCCATCGCTTCTTTAGGAGTCAGAGGACGTTTTAATTTAGTCTTCTTTTCCCATTTATCTAGTTTATCTGAAGTCTCACTGAACCTACCTAGAAGCCTAGCAGCATCCTGGGCATTAGCCTTAGTCTCTTTATACTGAGAAACTAGACTGTTTATAGTAGATAAAGCACTACCTATTGCTGCAAGTTCAGCAAACAACTATCTAACTAGCTAGAGCCTCTAGTCTTTTACAAAGACGTTCAGCCCTATCTCCTACTTGTGAGTGCCATCTGCTATCTCTAGCTTCAGCCCCTGCTAAAGACCATTTGTAATCCTTGAGTGCAGCAATATGCTTAACAAACTTACTGTATCTAGGTCTAC